CTACCGCGTCCTACCGCAGAAGGCCAGCGCCGAGCCAGGCCCATATCGAAGCGCCCGCACGCCCTACCTCCGCGAAATCATGGACAGCCTAAGCGTCCACGACCCCACACAAGAGGTCGTCGTCATGAAGGGCGCCCAGATCGGTGCGACTGAGGCCGCCAATAACCTGGTTGGCTACATCATTCACCACGCCCCCGCGCCCGTAATGATGGTCCTGCCGACCGCCATGCTTGCGCAGCGCAGCAGCCGCCAGCGAATAGCCCCCATGATCGCCGATACGCCAGCCCTGGCGACCCGCGTGAAGCCGGCGCGGATGCGCGACAGCGGCAACACTCTCCTCGCCAAAGAGTTCCCCGGCGGCATCCTGGTCCTGGCCGGCGCAAACAGCGCAGTCGGCCTGCGTTCAATGCCGGCACGCTATCTGATTCTCGACGAGTTGGACGCCTACCCCACCGACATCAACGAAGAGGGCGACCCCGTGGAGCTCGCGATCCGCCGAACGGCGACCTTCGGGCGGAAACGGAAGCTGCTGAAGATCAGCACGCCCAAAGTCGCCGGCAAGAGCCGCATCGAGAGCGCCTACGAGGACAGCGACCAACGCCGCTACCTGGTCCCCTGCCCCCACTGTGGCAGCTTCCAAACCATCGACTGGGCGCGCCTGCAACAGCCTGGCGGTAAGCCCTGGAGCCGCAAGGAACCCCCGACGGCCGTAGTCCTCGTCTGCGACACCTGCGAGATCGAGATCCAGGAACACCACAAGACCGAGATGCTGGCCGCCGGCTACTGGCAGCCGACCGCCGACGGCGCCCCCTTCGTGCGCGGCTACCACCTGAGCGCGCTGTACAGCCCAGTCGGCTGGTACACATGGCTCGATGCCGCCCTGGACCACCTGAAGGCAAAGGACAGAGGCCCCGAGCACCTGAAGACCTGGACGAACACCGTCCTAGGTGAGACTTGGGAAGAAGAGACCCAGCGGCTAGCCTGGGAGCACCTGTTCGACCGACGCGAGGCAGCCGCCGACACCGTCCCCCGCCCCTGCCTGGTCCTCACCGCCGGCGTGGACGTGCAGCACAACCGGCTGGAAGTCGGAATCTGGGGATGGAATGGCGCCGACGAATCCTGGGCTATAGATCATCAGATCCTGATGGGCGATCCCGACCGGCCGGCCGTTTGGCGCGAGCTCACCGAGCTGCTGGGCGAACGCTGGCCCCACGAAAGTGGCGCCACCCTCAGCCTGCCGGCCGTCTGCATCGACTCCGGTTACGCTACCCAAGCCGTCTACGAGTTTACCCAGCCACGGTGGGGCGACCGCGTCTACGCCTGCAAGGGATTCGCCGGCCCCGGCCGGCCAATGGTGGGGGCGCCAAGCAAAAAGCGCGTCAAGAACACCGGCCTCCGCGTCCGCCTATACCCCCTAGGCGTCGACGCCCTGAAGAGCTGGGTATACAACCGGCTGCGGCACGCGGAGCCTGGCCCCGGCTATGTCCATATCCCTCACCGCGCCCCCTTCGACGAACGCTGGCACCAACAGCTAACCGCGGAAGAGCAGGTCAACCGCTTCGTGCGCGGCTACGAGCGCCGCATCTGGCGCCTACGGAAAGGCCGGCGCCGCAACGAGGTCCTGGACTGCGCCGTCCTGGCCCGCGCCGCTCTGGTCATACTCGACCCCGATTGGCCGCGCGTCGGCGCGAACCTAAACCGCGCCAGCGGCGCGGAAGACAAGCCGAAGCAGACAAAGCGCCCGCACCGCAGGAAGAACTGGGCACACCGCTGGTAAGCCCACCACAATGTTTCCCTGACGGCCGCCGGAGTTCCGCGCCATCCTGCGCACAAACCCGGAGGACGGCCGTGGCAGACAATACACAGCTCAATTCTGGCAGCGGCGGCGACATCATCGCTGCAGAGCTGTGCCGCGGCTGGGGACCCTGGCGCCACCGCTGCCAGGAACAGCGCCCTGCTTCGGCGCCCTACCTTTGCACCACCGCCAACGACTACGGATCCACGCCGCGCCCGAGCGGCTGCGCCGGGCTGCGCGCCGCCGGCGTCGCCTACGACACCGACGACGACTCAACCGACGCGGCCCGCAAGGCACAACTGCAGCTCGAGCGCGCCATCGGCGAGTAGAAAGCAGAGACGAATCGAAATGACCGTGCCCGTGCTGAACAGAGCCCCCGACGAGATCACCGCCGGCGAGGATATCAGCTGGTACGCCGCCCCCGGCGGAGAGTACACGCCGGCCAACGGCTACGCCCTGAAGTTGGCCATGAACAAGACCGACGGCACCGACACCGTGGCCGCCATCAGCGGCGTACCGACCGGCGACAACCTGCGCTGGACACTGGCCATCGTCAGCGCGACCAGCGGCGGCATGGCCGCAGGCCAATGGGCCTACCAGATCCGCGCCGAACACGGCACCAACGGTAAGCAGGTCGTCGAGATCGGCCGCTTCGAGATCCTGCCCGACTTCCAGCTCGGCGCCGTCGACGCCCGCAGCCACGCCCAGCAAGTCCTGGACGCCCTGAACGCCCGGATCGAGGGCAAGGCCACACGGGACCAACTGGCCTACACCGTAGCCGGCCGCACCATCCAGCGCCTGACGCCTGAGCAGCTGCGCGGCTGGCGCGCCGAATACGAGCGCCGCGTCCGAGCCGAGGCGAACCGCGAGCGCCGCCGCCGTGGCCTGGGAACTGGCGACAAGATATTTACCCGGTGGTGACCGTGAACCCGCTCCACTGGCTGGCCCGCCAGCTATTCACCCTCGAACCCAGCAGCGCCACCGCAGCGCCGCCGCGCCGCTACAACAGACGGAGCGTCGGCCGCCGGAACCTGTACGCCGGCGTCGTGGACCGCTTCAGCGCCAGCTGGACGACCGAGCCGCAGAGCATCGACCACCTGATCGAGACCCAGCTGCGCATCCTGCGCGCCCGCAGCCGCGAACGCTGCCAGGCCGACCCCTACGCCTCCCAGTTTCTGGCCATCAATCGCAGGAACATCGTCGGCCCCGACGGGGTGCGATTGCAATCCCAGCCGCTGAACCGCGACAACCAGATCGACCGCCCCGCTGCCCGAGCCATCGAAGAAGCCTGGGCCGACTGGGGCCGCCCCGAAAACTGCGATCCCTCCGGCATCCGCGACCTGGTCGACCAGCAGGAGACCGTCATCAACCAGATGGGTGAGGATGGGGAGTACCTGGGCCAGATTGTCACCGGCCCGGCAGCCGGCAAGTTCCAGCTCGGCATCCGACCCCTGGACCCAGAGCTCCTGCCCGTGGAGCACAGCCCGAGAGGCCAGACACCCGAGGGCAACACCGTCCGCTTCGGCATCGAGTACAACCCCTGGGGGCGCCCGGTCGCCTACTGGCTGCGCCAGGGCTCGCATGGCGCCCTACCGACCTACGCGAGCAGCTACTACGGCCAGACCCTGCACCGCTTCGACGCGAGCCAGATAATTCATATCTTCGACCCGCTCCGCGCCGGCCAGAAGCGCGGCCTGCCGGCGACGGCGACCGCCCTGATGCGGCTGCGCATGGTCGGCGCCTACGAGGATGCCGCCCTGATGAACGCCCGCCTGGGCGCCACCAAGGTCGGCCACTACTACAGTGAGACGGGCGAACGCTACGAAGGCGACGGCGAGGACCTGGCCGGCAACCTCCTTGAAGATTTGGAGCCCGGCGAGACCAGGAACTTGCCCGCCGGCGTCCGCTTCGAGGGCTTCGACCCGAGCTACCCCAACGGCGAGTTCAGCCCCTTCACAAAACGCGCCCTGCAGGGCGTCAGCGCCGGCCTGGACGTCAGCTACCCGAGCCTCGCCCGCGACCTGGAGGGCGTCAACTTCAGCTCCATCCGGGCAGCCGTCCTCGAGGATAGGGAGAAGTTCAAGACCTGGCAGCGGATCCTTGTCTCCAAGTTCCTGCGGCGCCTATGGCCGCTGTGGCTGGAGCGCGCCCTTCTGCTGGAGTTAATCCGCGTCGGCCCGACCGCCCTGGACCCTACGCGCCTGGACAAGTACGAGCGCAGCGCCTGGGTCCCGCGCCGCTGGTCCTGGGTGGATCCGCAGAAGGACACGATGAGCGTCCTAGCGCAGCTGGACCGCGGCCTGCTGGCCCCGAGTCAAGCCAGCGCTGAGCTGGGGCGCGACTACCAGAAGACCCTAGAACAGATCGCTCGAGACCAGAAGCTGGTCGACGACCTGGGCGTCCGCCTGGCGCCGCCCGGCACACAACCTGCCTTATTCGCCACCGCCACCGAGGGCGGCGGCGCCGAGTAGGAGGAACCCGAGATGCTGAACGCTGACGCGATAACCTGGGCGCAGGCCGAAATCGCCGCCGGTCGCTTCATTCTTACGGCTGGCTGGACGTTCACCGCCGAAGACGCCGAGGTCCTGCTCGGCGATCCGCCAGACTGGGACGCCTACGGGAGCTATTTCCTGGACCTGGACTCCGACTCCGAAGCGGGTACCTTCGAATACTACCGCAAGCCCCTCGCGAAGCTGGTGGATGGCGCCCCGCTACTGCACCGCGCCGCGCTGCAAGCGGCGCGCGATGCGGCAGCCGACGCCGGCGACGACCTGATCGCCGCCGAGGCGCAAACCCTGATCACGGCGCTCGACGAGAAAGCCGTGGAGCTAGCTGCAGAAGCGCAGGCCGAGGGCGGGGGCGGTGGTGGAGGGGGCAAAGAAGGCCCCATCATCGGCGACCCTACAGGCAACAGCGCCCCAAGTGTCGGCGAGGCAGGACAGCGCGGCGATGCCGACCCATCCATCGCGCTGCTCGAGCACCAGGTCCGCGACCACCAGCTGCGCGAGCGCGCCCGCGCCCTTGGCATCCGCACCAACTTCAAAGGCGCCGCGAGAACACGGGCCGAACTGGTCCGCGAGCTCCGCGGCGTGATTGCGAAGAACGGCGGCGCCTGCAACGGATTCTACGAGCGCGGCGCCGGCACCGTCGCCCGCGCCACCATCGACGAGCCAAGCCGCACCGCCGAGCTGGTCTTCAGCTCCGAGACCCCCGTCCTGCGCTGGTACGGCTACGAGATCCTCGACCACAGCCCAGGCACCGTGCCACTGAGCCGCCTGACAGCCCACGGGCCGCTGCTGGTCGAACACGATCCACGGGACCATGTTGGGACCACTCAGAAGGCCAAGATCGGCAGCGACCGCGTGGGCCGCGCTACCGTCCGCTTCGGAAAAAGCGCACGGGCCACCGAGGTCTTTCAAGACGTGGTCGACGACATCCGCAAGTCGGTATCCGTCGGCTACTACGTCCGCAACCTGGAACCCGCGTGCCAGAACGATGACGACGGCGAGCCCGTCTATCGTGCCACCTGGGAGCCCGTCCACATCAGCCTTGTCGCCGAGCCCGCTGATCTCCGTGCCGGCATCGGCCGCAACCTGGAACGTGGATCGGAGCGCACCAACCCACCGGACATCGAAACCCCGAACACGGAGGAATTAACCGTGACCACCGAGACCTTGACGGCTGCCGAGCGTACCGCCATCCGGACCGAAGAATCTGAGCGCGTGCGCAAGATCCACGGCTTGGGACAGCAGTTCGCCAACCGCTACCCCGAAGCACCGGCGAAAGCCCAGGAGTACATCGACCAGGGCAAGACCCTCGAAGAGTACCGCGCCATTCTGCTGGAGAACCTGAACGGCGCCGTTCCCGTCGCCGTCAGCGACACCCCCGACAGCCGCGACATCGGTCTGACGGAGAACGAGGCCCGCAACTTCCGCTTCATGCGGCTGTTCAACGCCCTGGCCAATCCGGCCGACAAGCGGGCACAGGACGCTGGTGGCTTCGAGCTGGAAGCCTGTGCGGCGTTCGCCGCCCGCATCGGCCGTGGCGCCGGCGACTCCGTGACCATCCCGGCTGAGGTCCTACGGACCCCGCTGTATGCTCCCGAAGAGCTCCGCAGCGGCTACCACAAGGACATCGTCCAGCGGCTGGCCCAACGCTTGCTCAGCGCCGGCGGGGCCACGAGCGGCGCGGAGCTGGTCCCGACGGAGCTGCTGTCGGCTTCGTTTATCGACTTGCTCCGCAACCGCGCCGTCGTGGTTGGTAACGCGACCATGCTCCGCGACCTGAACGGCAACGTCGATGTTCCGAAGCTGGCGGCCGGCGCCAGCGGCGGCTGGATCAGCACCGAGGGCGCCGCCGCGGCCGAGCAGACGCAGACCACCGCGGTCGTCGCCATGAGCCCGAAGACAGTCGGCGCGTGGACCAAGATCACGCGGCGGCTGATGCTCCAGAACAGCACGGACGTAGAGGCGCTGGTTCGCAACGATCTCGCTCTGGCCCTGGCGCTAGCCCTGGATCTCGCGTCGATCAGCGGCTCCGGCACTTCCGGCGTCCCAAAAGGAATCGCGCTGTACACCGGCATCGGCGGCGTTGCCAGCTCCGCGAGTCTATGGGAAGACCTGGTCGACCTGGAGACCGAGGTCGCCGTGGACAACGCCGACGTGGGCAACCTGGCCTACGCCATGAACGCGAAGACTCGCGGCCACCTGAAGAAAACGCCGAAAATCTCCGGCCAGCCCGTCTACTGCTGGGAGGGCAGCGAGGTCAACGGCTACCGCGCCCTCGTGTCCAACCAGTTCGAGGACAACCTGGGCACCGGCAGCGACAACCGGATGATCTTCGGAAACTGGGCGGATCTGCTGGTCGGCCTATGGGGCGGCCTGGAGATCCTGGTCGACCGTATGACGGAGAGCACCGCCGGCAACACTCGCGTGACCGCGCTGCAGGAGGCCGACATCGCGCCGCGCCACGAGGAAAGCTTCGCAATGATGGACGACCTGACCATCACCTAGCACAATCCTGGCGACACCCGCGGCCTGGCTGGTCCGACCGGCTGGCCGGGCCGCAAAACAACGAACATGGGAAGGAATGAAGAGACTATGCCAAGAGCGAAGCCGACCCCAAAGAAACTCCTCGAGCTCCGGCGGAACATCTACGCTGACGGAGAGTTCGTGCGGAAGGGGACGCAAATGGAGTTCGACGAGAACGTGGCCTTGCGCCTGATCGCCGTCGGGAAGGCGAAAGAGGTCGACCCCGACGACAAGTTGAATCGGCGGCGCCGCCGCAAGAAGCAAAATCCGGACAACGAAGACGCCGGCACCGTCCTGCTCGGCGGCGACGACGAGTAAACCCCGAACCACCCGTAAGGTGGCGCGCCCGTGGCCTTCGATGAGGACATGACCGAGTTCTTCGACGTGGAGGACTTCGCCGAAGCTGTGACCGTCGCCGGCAACCCCGTCGTCGGCATCTTCGACGTGCCATACATCGAGAGCGGCCAATCGGAAGACACCGCCGCGACCTTCATAGCGCCTACGGCCGATATGTTCGCCGCAGGCGCTGGGGACGGCATCACCCTGGTCCGAACCGACACCGGCATCAGCTACCGGATCCGCGGCGAGGGCCAGGCCGACGCCACCGGCAACGTGACCACCTGGGAGTTGGAGCGGATCTGATGACCGTAGGAACGAAGGCCGGCAACGGCATCGCCATCAGCGTTCGCGGCGACGTGGAGGAGATCCTCCGCCACCTGACGGCCGTGGAGCGCAAGATTGTTCCCGGCGTGGTCGCATCCAGCCTGACCACCACAGTCCGCACCGTGCGCACGCGCGGCGTAGCGCGCCTGGCTGTCCAGCTCGGACTGAGCACGCGCGTCTTCGGCAAGCGCGTCCGCGTGCAACGTGCGAGTTTCCGACGCTGGCAGGCTCGACTCTATGCGAATGTCGGCCGCATCAACCCGGCCAAAGTCGCCCGCGCGGTACAAACAACCTCGGGTGTCACAGCCGGGCGCCACAACTACCCCGGGGCTTTTCTCGCCCGCGGCCGCGGGAGTGGTGTCCCCATCATCTTGCGCAGGGCGACGAAGGCGCGACTCCCAACCTTCACGATGCAGATCGAGAGTGAGACTCCAACCCGCAGCACATTCGATCGACTCTTCCGGCGTGTTGCACCGAGCCTGTGGCGCAAGACCTTCACCGCGCGACTCACCACGGCCCTCAAGAAGCGCGGCCACAACCTGACCGTGAGGAACCGCTGACCATGCCGCACGTTCTCGAGACGCTTGAAGACGCAATCGCCGTGGCCGTGGCAACCACGCCGACCGCCGGTGGCACCGTCTACCGCTGGCGCGCCGCGCCGTGGCCCAAGGGAATCACCGGCACGAACATTAAGAATACTCTCGACGAGCTCCAGGGCATGAGCCGCGGCAGCGGCAATCACGAGTTCCGCGTCGCTAGCTACGAGCTGGAGACCAAGACCCAGGCCACGACGAGCAGCGGCGCCATCGAGACGTGCCGCGACGCCCTGGCCGAGATCACCGCGGCTATCTTCGCCACGCCGCGGCTGGGACTGGCGCCCGGCGTCCTTCGCGTCTGGCTCCAGAGTGTCGACCTGGAGGTCGAAGCAGAGGGCGAATCCCACGTCGGGACCTGTTCGGCGCTGTGGCAGGTCGAGTACCGGATCGCAGAGAGCGACCCGACGCTGTTCTTAACCTGAACCGGAGGACAAAGACATGGCCGTGAGAGTAGGGCGCACCGGCGCCGTATACTTCGGCACCAACCAGGTCGCCGAAGTAAATTCCTGGCAGTACGACGAGGCCGCCGAAGAGATCGTCGTCCAGGCAATGGGCGACACCGCAAAACGGTACGAGTCCGGCCTGACAGACCACCGCGGCTCGTTCGCCTGCAACTACGATGACAGCGAC